ACGCCATTCACTTCGATGCTGCTGCTAACGGCCACGTTTCGCTTTCCTGTTTCGTTCGTTGATTACGTCAACCACAGTAGTCAGGTCGAGTATGTCAAAGTCGATGTTCGGCGGCCACCAGCCAAGGTGTACGAGGATCTCGGCTAGCTGGCGTCGCCGGGTTCCTCGCGCGTAGGGCGGTCGTCACTTCCCACGACCTCGAGTGTGACAATGCGACGTAGGTAGTCGTCGAACACGGCCGGCACGGTGATTTTCTGCGCTTTGCATGCCTCGTAGGCAAGGTATGCGAGATCTTCCATGCCGAGACCGTCGGCCATTTTGCTGGCCTTCGTTTTGTATTTGCGTTCCCACGCGACGATGGCCCACAGATTGGTGGTGACATCTTGCGGGCCATCGCCGGTGTCGACGCGTAGCGTGAGTTGCACGGTTGCCTCCTAGTTGTGCAGTTGGTTTGGTCAGGGTGAAACGGCGCGGGTGTAGCTACCGCCGGTAAGAGTGATGTCGACCATCGACAATTCCCCTACGCCGTTATTGAACGGTGTGAATTCCGCGAAATACATCCCTTGGACTGTGTAGACAGGATTGTCAGTCGCTGGTGTGGCGCTGTTCTTGCCGACGATCACGTCGACGCTGGTGCCGAGGATTCCTTCGAGGATTTCTTCAACTTCGCTGGCGCCGTAGCTGAGGAACAGCGTGGCGGTCACTTCGCAGACCTCGAGGCCGGCGGTGTAGGTGCGCGCCGTGTCGTCCAGCGCGGTGTTTTCGAGCGCTTCTTTGGTGATGGTCAGCGTGCAGTCCTGCAGCTGGTCGCTGAGGTCGTTGGCGTCGACCGACAGGTAGGTGGCGGTCAGGTTGGTGGTGGTCATGTCAGGTGCTCCTGTGGGTTCCGAGTCTGATGGTCAGATCATAGGCCGGTAACTGTTGCTCGCCGATAAGGGCGACGGTTGGCCGGCCGTCGACTGCGGCGCCGCCGAACGCGTTTTGGATCGCGTCGACGATGGTGATGATGTAATCGCTGGCGTCTTGGTTGCCGGGTGGCGGTGCCAGCACGCGTACGACGATGGTGATGTCGACCACGTCGTGTGCGAACGTCGTGAATGTTGGCAGCTCAACAAAGACTGACAGCGGGCGTGCGTTGCGAGGATCCGTGACTGTCTTGTAGCCCAGGCCGTTGATTGTGGCGACGACATGCTGAATAGCTTCGTTGAGTACACCGCTGGCCACCGCATCAGCCGATCTGTGGGCGGCCGCAGCCGAGCAGCTGCAGCACTTGGCCAAGGGATCCGATAGGTGTGACGGTGCCCATGTCGTTGAACGACGCGTACCCGTCAACGCTGCCGCGTGTCCGGTATTGGATCGCGGCGTACATGACGGTGCCGAGTTTCACGTCAGCATGGGGTGCCACCGTCGGGTTGTCGTAGTAGCCGGCCTCGCGTCGCCGACGGTAACAGAAGTCGTTGGCGGCGTTGACACAGTAGTCCTCAAGGAACGCGGTGTCGTTCGCCGTTGCGCTGTCAATACCGAGCCACACTTTGACATCGTCGGCGTCAATCCATGTGATTTCTTCGACAAGGATGCCGTTTGCTGGGCTGTAGGCCGCTACGTCGTCGCCGTTGTCGCTGTAGGTGACGGTGTTCGTGCCGAGGTCGACGGTGAGCAGTATGTGGTGGCCGTCAAGCTGATTGCCGACGTTGTAGACGTGGCAATGTTCGCCTGAGACCAGTCCGGTGGCGTCGTCAAGGACAAGCGTGGCCACATCATCTGTGCGGCTTGCTGTGGTGACGGTTGCCATCGGACTGGTCTCTTACAGGCGGATCAGACGAAATTCGCCTTGACGTAACGGTTCACGTCGAGCATCAGGGTGGCGAAATACCCAAGCCAACTGATATCGCGCGAACGCGTTGATGCGTTGTCGACACTCAAAAATCCCTTGGTCTGTTCGAAGATCTCGAAACCGACGGTGTCGCCGAGGATCATGGTGCCGTTGCCGGCGTTGTCGAAGTTCGTGTCAACGACGACCTGCAGGCCGAACGCCACGAAGTTGCTGGTGCCGGGGCTGGTCGTGCCGAACGCGTTCATCGGGCCGACCTGCGGGAACAACGGGCGACCGGAGCTGTCCTCGAGCTTGCCGAGGGCTTCCCAGTTGCCGGCCGACACGAACAGGTGGGTGGGCAGGTGGCCGCCGTTGCCGGCGTTCTCCAAGATGTACGCGGCGTTGGCGTACAGCCAGGTAAGCCAATCGGTGGGGTCGCCCTTGTTGGCAGCGGTGAAGTTGCCGGTCGTGGTGGCGCCAGCGACGAGCGCGTCAGCTGCGACGTTGTCGGTCGTTTGGCCGTACACGCGGCCCATGTCTTCGAGGATCAAGTTAATGATCTCGGGTGACGACCAGTCGATGACCTGCTCAGACACGGTGACGTAGCCGCCGTAGCTGGACTTGGTGACCTGGTTCTCTTGCACCTGGAACTCGCCGGTCTGGAGCGCGGCGAGTTCGGCCGACTGGGCAGCCATCGACGTGTGCGTCGACACCGACGGGCGGATAAACACCTTGCCGCTGGCCGGCATGGCCTTCACACCGAACGCGTCCACCACGGGGCGGATGCCGAGGTAGTCGTTGTACACCGGGCCGACGATTGGCTCAGGCAGGATGCCGTCGTTGTTGGTGGTGGTCACATCAGGCGCAGCAGCGCGGATGTTCTCGTTCATCTGATGCCAGTCATGGCCACCGATGAGCGCGGCGCTGATCCACTCGGCGGCCGATGGAAGCTTGAACTGCTTCGCGGGCTGCGCGTAGATCGGCTGGGTTGGGATGGTGGCTTCGGGCTTGGCGGCCTCGACCACTTCGGGCTGGATTTCTTCGGACACTTGGGTCTCCTCTGGGGTTGGGTCGGGTGCGGTCTCCGCTTGTGCGGCGATTTCGCTGATGGTGGCGCCAGCGAACGCTGGCTGGTAGACGACGGACAGTTCCTGCCAGTCGGCGGCTTTGACGACCATGGTGGGGCCGTCCATTTCGTAATCAAGGGCTTCGATGCCAATGCTCACCGAGTCAAGCGCGCCCATTTTGACCAGTTCGACTAGGTCGTTGCCGGCTGCGGTGCGGGCGATCTCGGCGGTGAACAACATGCCGGCGTCGGTGTCCTCGCGTGCGGTGACAAGGCCGACGATGCGGCTCGGGTCGTGCGACTCGAGCAGCCGTGGCGCGGGGCCGTCGATTGGTAGCGCGCCTTGTTCGATGCGTACCTGCTGGCCGGTGGACACGGTCGCGGTCTCGCCATAGGGGACAGCGATACCGCTGATGGTGCGCGGTGTGTCGGCTTCGCCGGCAGCGGCGTCAAGGGTGACGGATTGGGCGGTGAATCGGATCATGCTGGTGTGTCCTCGTTCTCGCGGATGATACTTGCCGGGTATTCGGCTTCTTGGAGATAGGCGCCGATATCCAACTCGATGTGTTTGCCGCGCGCGACGACGGTGTCAAGGCTGAGAGTCTGTTCGATGCAGTCGACGTACGGTTTGGCGCCGAACAGGTACAGATCCTGCCGTGCCTGCTGGCTGTTTTGGTAGGTCATTCCACCGATTGCCACATTGACAAGCCACGCGGGTACCTGGAATACGCGCGCCAGCTCGACGGCGCTGTGCTGACGGGCGTCCATGAGTTGTAACTTGCTGGGGTCTTGCCCGAACTCAATGAACTTGACGTGCTGATTGAGCGCGCCAACGGCAAGGTTGCCGCGTGCTTCTGACCATGCGCTGGCAAGTTCGGCGAGGTCGTCGCCGCCCATCGGTTCGCCGTCGACCTGCTGCAGATAACCGGAGGCGATGCCGCCGCCGTTGCTGGCGTACCGGCGCGCGGCCTCGTCCAGCTCGTAGGCGATCTGGATGGCACGGTTACCAGTCCACAGCATCCCGTTGACTGGGCTGAGGAACTGGACGACGTTGTCGGCGTCAATGTCGACACCGTTGAATTGGATGTCGTGCGATGGCCCGAACCATTCAGGGCCGGCTTGGTCAAGGGTGGCGACGTTGTCGGCTGGCAGCCATGTGAACGATGCCGGGAAGCCGGTGTTGTATCGGCTTGTGACGTACCAAAACGCGCGGCCGTGCAGCATCAGATCTTGAACGGTGGACGCCATGATGAAGTTGCGCGTCACGTTTGGATCGGGTCGTGTCATCCACGATTCGCCGGGGATGTACATGCGTTCGTAGCGTTCGACTTCGGGATCCCACGACATGGTGTAGGTGCGGAAGTCGAGGCCGCCGATCATGCTGGTGATGAGACCGACCGCGCGCGACACCGTCGGGATAGACAAGGCGCGCGCAGTATTAGC